ACGAAACCGAAACAGTCCCTGATCAGTAAGCTGGGCGCGGCCACCAAGGCGGCGACCAAGCTCCTGCTCTCCGAAGTGGACGTGTCGCCCAACAAGATGGCCAACGTGTCCACCTTCGACGCGGATTACGTCGGCATCGAAATGATCATGGGCAGTGCCGACCGGCCAGCCCGCGCCAGGTCAGAAATCTATCTGAAGTGGCATCACATGATTCAGGACGGGCTGATTAGCACGATCCTGCGCCTGCATGTCCAGATGGCGCTGGGTGGCCATGAAACCACCGGTGAAACCGTCTTTATCGAGCCCAAGCCCGATATCAGCCCCGCTGACGCCAAGATCGTTGCCGAGCTGCAGACGATCGCCACCATGCTCAACAAGAGCGCCCACGGGACTTGCTTCAACGCCGCGACCTTTGGTGACGCCTTTTCCCGGATCTACGTGCAGCCCAAGGTGGGCGTAACGCTGATCGACGCTGAATCATTGTTCCCGCCCCTGGTGCAGCCATACGTGGAAGCCGGCCGCACGGTGGGTTACGTGGTGGCGCTGGGACCGAAGATGCAAACGCGCTTCAGCCACCTGCAGGTGGTGCGCATGAAAATGCCGCGCATGGTGTTCGTTCCCCAGATGCGGGCGGTCGAGAACGCCCAGAAAATGAACCTGGAGGCCGATGACCCGCGGCTGATGGTGCCACTGCCTGACCTGGTGGGCGGTTCGTTCCTGGAAGCGATGGAGGAGGACTATGACAACCTGATCGCTGCCCTGCGCGGGATGATCGGGCAACGTATCGCCGGCTCGATCGATGAAACCATGATCGGCGCCAACATGTCGGACATGACCCTGGAGCAGCAAGAGAGCTTCATGCGGTCGCTGGAAAAAATGCTCAGGGCCATGAAAGACCGGGCAGAGCAGGCAGTGAAGAACGGCACCTACGCCGTATCGCGCAATTTCCACGTCATGCCGACCTTCAATGAGAAACAGCTCACCCAGGTCACCAGCTTCACCGGTACCGCCAACAGCGGCGCCGGCGCCAACATCGAAGACGTCATGTTCTGCGCCAGGAAATTGGCCGGTACCGGCGGCATCGATCTATCCATGGTGGGTTTTGCCGACCAGATGACCGGCGGCCTGGGTGAAGGTGGCTTCAACCGCACCAGCAGCCAGGCGGCCGAGCGTTCCCGGATCATCCGCACCGCCTACATGGCCTACGCCAACGACGTTATCGATCGCCACATGCTGGCCAAGTACGGCTTTGCCTGGGCCGATAGCGAGCGCCCCTACAACGTCAATTTCTTCGGTTCGATCGCCGCCCTGGAGGCCGAGAAACAAGCCAGCCGCGAACGCTCGATGAACACCGTGGCCATCCTGGTGCAAGTACTCGCCCAGATGCGAGATCTGGGCATGGACGAGGAAGCAAACAAGGTAATGCTCCTGATGGCCGAGCTCGATCAGGAGCAGGCCAAAGTACTTTCCAGGGGCCTGAAGAACGCCAAACCGCCGCAGCCTGATGGCGGGATGATCATGGGCCCAGACGGCCAGCCAGTAGAAACGTCGGAGCCAGAAGTGGCGCTGACCCAAGACAACGACAACGAGGCCGCGTAATGCCAATCCGCACCCCAGTTATCAGCTACAACCTCAACGAACGCGGCCGCGACTACACCGGTCAGGATCGTGAAATCGATATCGAAGCCGCAATGCGTCTGATCAATGGCCCGGCCGTCCAAGAGTCCGTGCGCAAGGGCGACTACTTCGGCTATGTCGGCCACGGTTTCCGGACCAAGTACGGCCTGGACGTGCCTGAGACGGTCATTGAGGGCGGTAAAACCGTCGTGCTGGAGCCGGCCGTGAAAACCGTGTTCCTCAAGTGCCTGCCCGACGGCACCCTGCAGCACCAACAAGAGTTCCTAGACACCGGCCCGGGGCGAGTGTCGGCGCGCGTGTACCAAAGCAAAAACTGGGGCTTTAGCTCTGTGTTCTTCGCCCCAGAGGTGAACGGTAAGCGCACGCCGCAGCGCTACTTCGGCATGGACTTTGTGCGCAGCCCCAACTACGACACCAACCGGGGCTATGCCGCGATGCTGGACAGCGTAGACGCGGGCGCACTGGCGTCGGGTGGCTTCGCCCAGGACTACGGCGACATGATGGACAGCGTGGACAAGCTGATTGCCGAGAGCGATGCCCAGGCGGCCGGTATCAGTGAAGCCTACCTGGCGCAGTGCACGGCCAACGATGAGCTGGTGGAGCACATCGCGCGCCTCACCGAAAGGCTGAAAGCTGGCGGCGGCATGCTCGACAGCACCAACCCGCAAAAGCTCGAGCGCGGTACCAGCTACATGCCCAGCCGTGTACACGAAATGCTCGATAGCGCCAATCGCTTCATGCAAGCGGATCTTGATGCGCTGGACGTGGAGGTGATGAAGCCCAAGGAGGAGGAAACCACCGGCTTCCTGGCCAAAGGGCGCACCCTGGTGAATCAAGTACTTGGGCTGCGCTAATCATGGCCGACGAAATCCTAAAACCGGATCAGTACGACCAGTCGGGCTTCCTGGTAGGGCCCCGCACTGAGGACGATATCGACAAGGCTGGGCGCGAAATTGACATTCTTCGCGCCATTCATGAGGACACACAGGAAAGCATCAGCCTGCTATCGCGTATCGCTGACGGTATGGGGGCACAATCGTTCGCCCCGCCACCCGATGCCGGTGCGCCCACGGTAGCGGGCAAGGAGCAGGACCGCGCCCAGAACGCCCAGGCGCTGCACGCGGCGCCGGCGGAACCTGGTGCACCGGCCAGCGCCCCGACACAGCCTGCCGCTGACGTG